CAGCGTACAAGGAACTGCTTGAGCAGCTATTCCAACCAGAGCAGAGTGAAGAACCTAGACATTTCTTCTATGGGCCAGAGGATATACATTGACCTCTGAAGAGAAAAAGGCTACGCCTGAGCACTTGAAGATAGATAAGAGAGAGTTTAACACTTGGCATGAAGAACGTATGCAGGAGTGCGGATACCCTGAGTACCTACAGGCTGAACTGAGGGCAGATAGGACTAAGTGGCTAGGGGGTGTCAAAGAATGAGTGAGAGCAAGGAAGTACAGAAGAGCAAAGGAGGAAGACCTCCCGGTAGTAAGAATAAGACTACATTGTTCAAAGAGGCCATGAGAGGTGGCTTTGAGAACATCCTAGAGAGAGATGGCTTAAGGGTATTTGAAGCTGTAGTATCTAAGGCCATAGAAGGTGATATGACCGCAGCTAAACTGATTATGGACAGAGTCCTACCCACTAGCAAGGCTATCGACCTAGATGCTCTAGAGAAGAGTGCAGGGCTTAGTATTAGTATTAACGTAGGTAGTCTTGAGAAGCAGCTTAATCCAATTGATGCTGAGGTAGTGGTGGATGAAGAATAGATATAATCACGGAGATATTATCTATGGAGACTTCCAACCAAGGAAGTTAAGCTCACTAAGACCAGAGGTTAAGGAAGATATAGGGAAACCCTTTAAGTTTAAGTATTTGTGGTTAATGGATGAAGATGACCCATACCCAAATCAAGCAGCATTTCAGGTATATGACCTAGATGGTAGTTTAGCTTTAGATGGCTATTGGGTTCCAGAAGAAGATATTGATATAGCAGAGGAATAGATATGTGGGGATTTGGAGACAACAAAGAGAAAGATACAAGTAAGCACCCTCAGAAGAAGCTAAAGGGTGGTGAACAGACTACTCCTGAAGCTATCAAGAAAGCTAGTGAGGTACGAGGTGGTTCAGCTACCGATAGACGTATGTGTGCTGCTGGCTTTAAGAAACATTGTAAATGAGCAGCAGAGGTCATCTAGAATTCCAGCATGATATAGTTACCTATATGACTGAGGTAGCTAGGGATAATGTTCCCGGTGCTCAGTTGTTTAGTAGTTTTGGGGAGATTACTACAGCAGGGAGTATAACAAACCACCTTATATGGCCTGTAGTCGGTACGCCTCTCCTAGCTGTACCCTCAGCTCCCGGTGTTCAAATGACTATTGTATCAGATGATGCAGCAGATGATAAAGATGCAGGAACAGGTCTCAGAAGTATTATTGTCCATTACCTTGATGGTAACTTGGATTCACAACAAGAGGTAGTAGAGCTTGAGGGATTAACTCCTGTAGTTACAGCAGCTACAGATGTACGCTTTATTCAGTGTATGCACTTGCATACTTATGGCTCTGCACTGAAAGCGGTAGGTAATATCTCTGCTTCTAATGCAGGTACAGTCTACTCGTATATTGCAGAGGGAGAAAGGCGTTGTTCCAGCTCCGCTAGACGGATACCGAGAGGTAAGACCTTTATGCTTCATGCTCTATGGGGAGGTAGCGCGTCTGGTACAGCAGGGGCAAGCACAACTATCAGGCTTATTGCTACTAATATAGCAGGGCATGACTTCTCAGAGGAAGAGATTACATATCCTCATGCCTCTATCTCAGTACAGGATAGCTCAGAAGCTCTTACCATGATGCAAGTAATGCCCTTTCCAGAAGGGACTATTGTAGCCCTTGAAGCAAACTCAGACAAAGGGGCTAAGATTAGTGGTGGGTATGCAGGATGGATAGAGAATAACTAATGATTAGACTATTAAAACGTATCTTTATACTCTTTCCTGTAGAGGTAGTTTGTAAGGTAGTAGAAAAGGTAGGTATTGTTTACGGTATTCTAATTGAATATCCCTTTCAAAAAGGTAAACGGAAAGCACAAAGCGTATATAAGAAACTGGAGAAGTGATATGGCAGGTGGAAATGGCCCTAAGCGTAAGAAGAAACGTAAAGTAAAGAAGTAGTGGAACATGTGTATGTTACAGCAGTAGCTATATCCATACTGCTGATAACATCTTTTCTTAGTGAGGATATGGAAGGAACAATCCTAGTTTATATGTTTGCTGCCTTTGCAGCAGCACATTACCTTTTCTTTGTCTATGTATACACCACAGACCTTGATGTAGGGGGTGGAGTCTACTACGGTACAGCCCTTATGTTAGATATGGCTGTCCTAATATGTGCTAGGTTCTCCTTTGAAGTAACCCCGATAGCCTTTCCAGTGTTTCTAATCTGTGGGTTATCTATGGTAGTTAATATGCTTGGGTGGTTATCTTGGATAATGTATATCCCTGTTTATATTTATAACAATACATACTCTATAGTTTATATCCTTTTTATAGCTATTTCAATCTATAGTTACCGTACATACAAACGACCTCGTGTCCTATAAGGTAAGAGATGGCAAACCTAGACTTTAACCTCCACAAGAAGCAGATGGAGATATTCACATCAGAAGCTCGCTTCAAGGTGTGTGCAGCAGGGCGTAGAGCAGGTAAGTCATACCTCTCTGCTGTCCTACTCCTCCTTAAAGCCCTAGAGGAGACGAATAGCTTTGGTATAGACCTGAAGGGTAAGGAAGTGTTCTACATTGCTCCTACCTTCCAACAGGCTAAGGATATTATGTGGAATGTCCTTAAAGAGATGGGCAGAGATGTAATAGAGACAGTCCATGAAAATACTTGTACCTTAAAGCTCGTCAGATAGACCAGACACCCTCCGAGGCGTTTCGTTAGCTTACGTTGTACTAGACGAGTACGCAACCATGCGTTCTGAGGTCTGGGACTTGATTGTAAGCCCTGCACTAGCAGATACTCGTGGTGAAGCCCTATTTATCGGCACGCCCGATAGTAAAAACCACTTCTATGACCTATGGCTTGAGGCAGGTACAGATTTAGATGATGAATGGGAATCGTTCCACTTTAACTCCGTTGACAACCCACTTATCTCTCCTGAAGAGGTAGAGAAAGCTAGAGGAAGGATGTCCACCCATGCCTTTAGACAAGAATTCGAGGCTTCTTTTGAAGCTGCTGGAGGTGGAGCCTTTACAGAAGAGGAGTTTCTCTACAGGGATTCAGAATTCGGTACAGGTAACGTATATATCACCGTTGACCCTGCTGGATTCGGAGAGGGTGATGGAATGGTCAAGTCTATGGCTAAGAAACTGGACGAGACCGCTATATCCGTTGTAGAGGTAGGTGAGGAAGGATGGTATATCCACGATATTATTCATGGTAGATGGGGAGTGCGTGAAACATCCCTACAAATCATCAAAGCAGCTAAGAAGTATCACTGTGTTGCACTAGGTATTGAGAAGGGCAGCTTGAAGAACGCTGTAATGCCCTACCTAGAAGACCAAATGCGTAGATTGAACACATACCCTAACGTAGTGGAGCTAACTCATGGTGGTAAGAAGAAGACAGAACGGATTATGTGGGCAAGTGGAGCTAACTCATGGTGGTAAGAAGAAGACAGAACGGATTATGTGGGCATTGCAAGGTCGCTTCCAGAATGGTCGTATCTTCTTTAAGAAAGGGGCTTCATATGTTAGGCCATTATCCAACCAGTTATTGGATTTTCCCAATCCTATGGTTCACGATGACCTTATTGATAGCCTTGCATATGTTGACCAGATAGCCTCAGTAGGGTATTGGGACGACAGCTTCACAGTAGACGATTATGAACCTTTAGATTTAATAGCAGGATTCTGATAAATGGCAAACGATGTAATAGTAGATAGTGCAGACGATGACAAAGTCCCTGAGATTAACTCTAAGGACGCTAAACTCGTAAGTTGGATTATGGGGAATGTTCTCCCTTGGGCTGACTATCGGGACTATCGTGGTATCTGGAGTTCGGAAGACAAGACCCGTAATTCAGAAAGAAGCAGACTTATTTCCCCTGCCACTGCACAAGCTGTAGAAGTAAGTGTAGCAGAGATTGAAGAGGCTGTATTCGGACGAGGTCGTTGGTTCGATGTAGAAGATGATGCAGCAGACCAAGACTCTACTGATATGGATGTATTCCGTAATCAACTTATGGAAGACCTAGAGAAAGCTCAAGTACCAAGAGCTATGTC